TTTCACTCGTAAACGATACCACCTGCGAATTTCTTCGCAAGCGAATATAACCAGTATGGCCCGCGAAAAAAGTCACAAAATCAGCTCAGCACTTCCACAAAATCACCATCCATCGTAAATTGAATGGGAACAGTGGAAAGTTCACCAGTAGATACTGCCACGCCAGCGGAAGTGATGTAGCCCCAAAACTTAATATCATCTGAGGCGCCACCACCAGTGTTGAGTTCAAAGAACAAGCGATCTGCTTCAGTAATATTGCCGGTTTTCATGATGCTGTTGGTTAACAAGTCAACAAACGAAAACTTTGTTGTTGATTCATTGCCTTCTAGCCGATAGTAAATAAGCGTGGCGCTACCAGTGGCCCCTTTAATGCCAGGCGTAAATGTATTCACGCCACTATCAATGGAATTAGTGGAAATCAATTCCACAGTAGTATCTAACGACCAGTCACGAATTTTGGCGACTTCCCGAACGTTTGACGGAGCTGTCAATGCACTAGACGGAGAAGTGCTATCAGTGGTGCCGAAGGACAAGCTGCCAGAGCGCCCCGTATAAAATGCCATGGTCCTTGATCAGTAATAATTACATTCTATACATAGTCTATTCTGGTCGTCCATCAATTAAGAATAGTCCGGAAATGTTTTCTACAATGCCACGAGAAATTAACGACAAGCCATTGGCGTCAGTAGCGTGATGCACGCCACGTACAGTCACCTCTCCCTCTTCGTCCATCTGCACTTCCGTCACGCGGAAAATACGCTTATTGTTAACCACTGTGCCCACCACGAAAAGCTTACCCACGTAGTTTTGGAAGGCATTGGTGTTGCCGGCAATACTTGCTCGATTGTTTCCAATGGTCACACCAGTGAAAGACTGAGTGGACGATGCTCCTCCATCGGGCGAATAAATAAGCATTGAATAAGAAGATCCATTGGGAATGGAGGCAGTGATAGGCATGTTCAAGAATCCGCCATCTTCAATGATGCCCGTGTAAATGCCATCCCACTGGTTATGCGCCAGTTCTACATAAACATAAGCTCCAGGAAAAACTGGACTATCAGTGGGGAATGTTTTAAACTCACAAGCTCGCTGCGAATAGCGCTTGCTGTTGCATAAAAATTTGCCGAGCTTAATTGCTTGATCCCGGCGGGTAACAAATGCCGAAGCATCAATAGTCTTTCGGGCGGCACTTTCTTCGACAACATCAGCAAGCTGCACATCCACGCTTGTATTAACATTAAACACTCCAGTGTTATCAGTTTTGCGGTAGATGACTGTCACAATCATGTCTTGCGTGTTTTCGCCGTAATCAATAAACTCTTCCTTGTAAGACTCTTCGATAATATTTCCTTGGTTAAACAATGCAGTGATGGGAATGGTGCGAGTGATGGCGCCAGTAGTGGGCACATAGGGCACAGCCGGAATCAAAACATCCTGTCCTCCAACCTTGGCAAGCTCCAGCAAACTAAACGCTGCAAATTGCGCCCAAAATTGTCTCCACGAAGATGGCTCAGCAATAATGCCATCCATAAACAATGAATTGGTTTCGCAGAATTTCTTGCTCTTAGCTAATTGTTCAAGATCAATGGAATGGATGGAAGCATGGCGGCCAATGCCATCTTGCACGTCTAAAACAGTATCAACAAAAATATCAGGGGCAGTGTTGGCATAGCCATTGGCAGTGTCGGACAAATATTGGAAACCCGGCTGTCCCCATCCAATGCCACCAACAGTGCCTGAAGTGCGGAGAAGGCGCGACAAGCGTCCTTGCTCAGCAAACACACTAAACGAGCGCAAGTCTTGCACGCTCTTGCCTGAATACATATTGAGGCCAATTAGCGAAATATTGTCATAAAGCCCCGAATAATTGCTATATGGATCAATGATTTGTTCAGTAACTGCCGCCAATGACATTTCTGGGCCATTGTCAAACGAAAACTGAATTTGCGAATCAGATGTATTGCTAAATACGTCCCATTCATTCAGACCAGCAGGTTGTTCGTTGACTGCTGGAAATAGTACAGAAGTACGCACTGTTCCAATGAAATCAAAAAATGCCCCAGTATATATATTGCTCCCTAGCGCAAGACTTGCTTCATTGCCGGTATTTTCTAGATAACAATAAATGGTTTCACCATTACTGTTTACCAATTGAGGTTTGGAAACAATTTCAGAAGCAACGTCATAAACAGGCTCAAATTTAAATTGCCATTGTTGTGCATTAACTGCTCCAGAAGTGCCACTACGAAAGCGCAGATAAATAAAGTTTTCAATGTCAGCACTGCGACGCACTACAAAAATTGCAGGAGCAGTGGTATACGAAGAATCTTGCGCTCTTTTAACTTTAATCAAAAACATCATTGAGCGATATTTCAAACCATTGTCAGCACTTCTATAGCCACTTCCGACCCTGCTAGAGCCATATTCTTCTTGACGCCCATTAACTCGCTTGAATACGCGAGCCTTTAAAGAAAAATCAACAAGATTGCAGGGCGAAATTGTTTCATAAGAAGCTTCTTCAATGCGAACAAGCGCTTTGGTGTAAAACAAATCTGCTTGTATTCCGGAAAGAGCATCGTCTCCCACGGTGGAATTGAGTGAAATATAAGATTGCAAAGCGTTTCTTTCTTCGCTTGTTATATTTCTTTGAAAGATGTAGCCATAATTAGGCGTTGTTACGGTAGCGGTGTAGTATTCCCATGCTGAGTAGCCACGGAAACCCACCAAGCGCCTCCTTCTTTCTTGATAAGAGCTGTATCCCGTAATGCCATAGCTATAAATACGCCCATCATTTAACAATGCTTGGGCGCTATTAATTTCAGGACGTGCATCTTGACTCAATAAACTATTTGTGACGCTCCTTGCCGCTTCCCATGCTCTTCGCTTTTCTCCTGTTGGTGTGTCAGCAATAGCATTGGCGAAATCTACGCCTTCTGCCATATCTGTTCCATAGTTAACAGAATGTGCCCGACCTTGTTCAACTGCTTTTAAGTTAACAACCATTCCTCCATCGATAATATCTCCACGATTAGCCGAAATAGCCTTCAATTTGGTTGAGCCAAATTTAAACACGCCGGAATTGTCAAACACTGACACCAATACTCGCCTTGAATCTTTTGCCTCCTCCGGGGCAAGCCCTTCATCTGCGCTAGAGGCTTGTAATAATTGAACAACAACATCAGTATTAATTGGAATGGTTTGACGAGCTGTATAACCATTTTGCCCAGCCACTGACATTTGCACGCCATTAATAGCGTCTTCAAAATACCCTGCAGCGTTTCTAATGCGAATTTGTACATTAATAGGCACTGCGCCGTAAATGCCGAAAACATTAGCCGTAGAAGGAGAATAGCAATGACTAAATCCTTCGGAAGTGCCATTGGATGAAGACCTTACTAAATAAGGATTGGCATTAGATGATCCAAGGGTGGTTGGATCAGAGACGGTGAGACCATTCAACGCTGGCCTCACGTGACTATTTTGTAGAAATCCAGTGTAATTTGGCGCAAAATATAACCAATAATTTTGTGCAACTAAATCACGCAAGGCAGTTTGGCCGAAAGCGCTTTTTTCTTCATCAATGCGACCAATGCCGCCAGCGCATAGGACAAACATAAGTCGAACAAGCTGACTATTGCCGTAGCTTAAAATTGCCGACCAAATTAATGAAGTGGCTACGCGAACACCTCCTGATGGATTGGTGTCGGTGTTGGTATAGACGAGGTTGATAGGATCGCCATAGGCAGCAAGCTGCTGCTGAGTGTTGAAGCCAAAACGCGGAGCAAATATTTCATCACGAGAAGACGCTACGCCACCGCCCCCTTGCTGGCCGCTAATACGAGGAGCCTGTGCTTGTGGTTGGGGAGCAATTAAGGCCGACACCACTTGAAAGATGATGCCAACCACCGCCAAGACAATTGCGACGACTTCCCAGTTCCTAGCGTCTAAAACAGTGCCTTCTTTCGGATCACTATAGATTTGCTGTTGAGCAACAAAGTCTAAATATTGTTCTTTTGTAATGCCAAGAGCTTCAATTAATTGATGCTCATAAGGAAGAAGACGGCGCTGCGGATCGCTCATTAATCTGCCCAAAAATAATATTTTGGCCGCACCAATGAAACAGGCGCTGCTACTACCATCTTACTTGGCGATAAAAACAAACAATTACCATCATCAGCAACGACAGCCATTGCCAACAACGATTTTGCTCCTGGCAAATAAAACATGGCACCTGGACGAGGATCAGTGATTTTTTCGCCCAGTGTTAAAAGCCATCTAAGAATCCTGCGAATGGTTAGCTCTTCTTCTGCATAGTCTTTATAAACAAAAGGCCATGCTTCTTCTAAATGCTTAAGCCCTAAGCGCTTCCTCACTTCCATGCACAAAAGCCAGCAGTCAGTAAAGCCTTCGCCCTCGCTGGGACGGGCCGCGTATTTATGCTTAAGACCAATTAAATCGCTGTAGTCAATCATTGCAAAGAAACATTAGCGCTTAACGGCAATAAGCCTACAAGATTCCTATTCAGTTGTCTTGCCGGAAACTGAGTGCCCACGCTGTCCATAGCGCTTCTAAAACGAAGTTCAATGGTGGTATCGGAGAATGCGGCTCCAATGCCCACATATCTTTCTTGGTA